ATTGACGCACCTTTGAAAAGCCAAAGGACGGCTTTGACTTTCATAGAAGCCAGAGGCGAATTGCAATTCTACTTGAGGCATTAGCTAAAATCCGGTTGAATGCTTAAAAACAGCGAGTCGGTATCAAAGGCCAAGGCTTTTTGTAGTAAGTCATCAGCAATACTTTTAATGTTGGTTAAGCGCTGTTGGCCTAACGACGGATATTGAATGCCTAAAAAGACCGCCAAGTTATAAATCACCACTTGCTGCATTTCGATGGGGAAATCCAAGTCATCATTATTGACATCGACATCTTGAATCGGTGCCTCAAAAGTGAATTTAAAAATGTCATTAATATCACTGGCGGTTTGCCACAGATACACCCGGCCATTGCCGAGCTCTGGGGTGTAATAATAATTAACCACCGTGCCTTGTGACGATTTATTGGGTTGATTAAAGTATTCGCTGCGACTGTCAAAGGGCAGCACTTCTATATCGGTGTCTTGGCCGGTGGTATTACGTCGTGCGCCGAGAATTCTTAAGGGCCGCTCTATTTGGGTAGTATAGACATACACCGTGTTACCAATGGCTGCAGCGTCTGTCAGGGGATCCGTAATGGTCAAGTCGGTGGCATTATCAACCGACACAATGGTGGTCCATTGACGCGTGCCATCGTCGAGCTCAATACCAATAAAATCCAGCGCGGTCATTTGGCTGGTATCAGCGACTTCCAGTGTGGTTGCCGTAGATACCGCAGCGGTGGTTAAGGCATCATTCACCAGATTATCTAAATTGGTGGCATTGTCACCGCTTAAGCCTAAGAAATAATCGGTTTTAGCGGGGATTAAAAACAAAATACCTTCGGTTTTGGTCCACAAATGCAAGCCTTGAGACTGCCAATTTTTCATCATTAAGTTAATGGCACTAAAGCCATCTTGCAGTTCTTCAGCTTGCAGCGATTGCCCTTGAGCTTTTACCCCAATAATTTTAAACGCTTCTGTAATACACTCGGCAGCGGATAAATTAAAATCGGTAGAGCCACTGGTTGCCATGTTATTTTTTTACCTTACTGTCTGTTTTGCACTCAGCAACGGGCTCTAAACTACTGAGATAGTTAATGACACTGGTCATATTTAAAATATGAGCAGAGTGGGCAATCGTTTGTTCATCTTTGAGCAGCAGGGATACCGCTTTATTAATTTCATCTCTAATCTTTTCATCCAGTTGTAGCATATAAATCCTTATAAGCGGTTAGGTAGCAACCCATACACTATTGGTATAGGTTTGTTTTTCATCGTCTGTTTCGTTGTAGACTTCATCTGCTTCTTGCCAGGTCATGGCATCAATTTGTGATTGAGACAGAGAAGGAATCCCATCATTTTTTATATCGGCAGGAAACAGGGGATAGGATGCGTCTTGTTGTGCTGGGTCAATGGTATTAATCAATTGGTAGACTTGGCTTTTTAAGCTTTTTCCATCACTCTTTAGCTCTGATTCAGAAAAATAAGTATTAAAATCATCTGTGAGGGGGATAAAATCAGTGCTATAGATAGGTTGAGTATCATTTCCATGAGCCACACGGTCTTTATAAAAACGCAGATTGACATTAAGGGCACCGTTATAATGCGTTAAAGAAAAATTCATATAAATATCACTGTAAACATACGCATTGTCAGGATGGGTGAAAGTAGAGATGAGTGTTGCCATTATATTTCCTTAATTTTGTATTATGCGTTTGCGATGGTGGTGATGGTTCCAGAAGAGCCACGGTATTTAAGGGCACCTGATTCTACATAAACAATACCGCCTCCCGTTGGGTTACTCGTAGGAACAGCGGTTGCATTTGCTATAAAAAAAACTTTGGTTCCTCCGCCAAAACTAACGCCGTTGAATCCTATGTTGCCGCTAAGATCGAGCGTAAATCTGTCTGCTGAACCCGGCAGGTTCCATGCAGCGGTAGTGTCCCCGCCGATAACAAACGTGGGATTAAACGCATTCGGTTTTAATCCGGCGTAGAAACTTCTATCAGGATCGGTAGGGAAGCCGCTTAACTGTTTAGTGCCAAATTGTATAACTGAATTTTGCGTCCCTGCATCATTAGACCCACCCCATATTCTAAAAATAGCGTCGTTAGATACGCATTCTATAGCGCTTATAACATCCGGCGTTGTTTTTCTAACATGCAAGTCCCAAGCAGGATTTGATGTACCAATACCAACACCACCCGTCCCTTTCGCTAGTAGACTTAAATTTTGATTTGCATTTGCAACAGAGCCCGTGGCATAGATAGTATTGAACCCAAAACCTATCCCCTGAGAGCCATTTGTATGGCGAAACTCTATGCCATTAGATGCCTCACTGATATTACCCGTTACATAGAGGGGTCTTCCGCTTGCATGTGTTCCTGTTCTAGTAACGCCTTGTATATCTAGTGTGTTATTTGCAGTAGGTATACCAATACCAACATTGCCAGTAGGGTTTATAGATACACGATCAGCTCCATTAAGAAAAAATCTTAAATCATCCGTGCTATCTGGTGAATATATAACGACTGTTGCAGTACCATCGGATGTAAAACCTATACCTGCTTGGTCGTCACTAGACTCTACTTCTATTCTAGCGATTCCAGATGTATTGACATCTAATCCAGCAAATGTGGGGCTGGCCGTGGTTTTAACACTTTGGTCAAACCAATCATCAACCACGGTATTACCTTGTATATCTAAACTAACGGTGGCGTCGGCCGTTCTTAAAATTAAGAATTCATCACTCGTCAAATTGGTGTCATACGTTATTCTTAAGGAATTATTTTGTACCGAGTCTTCAAGTCTTAAAGAGGTAACGAGGGGATCGTCAAATTGTGGGCTCGACGTGGTGGCTATATCTTGCGGCAGAGATAAGGTAATCGTACCGGAGCCATTGGCCACATTGACTTGATTGGTCGTGCCGGACAAAGTTGCTTTGGCTAATGTATTACCGGTCGAGTTGCCAATTAACAATTGACCATCGGTATAGCTGGTTTGTCCCGACCCACCTTGATTAACGGCGATGGCGTCACCTTGCCAGGTGCCGCTACTAATGGTGCCGAGCGTGGTAATACTTGATTGACCGACATAGCTTGTATCAATATTAATGGTTGGGTTGCCTGCAACCCCATCGCCATTCGAGATATCTATTCGGCTGCTGGTGCCGGTTATGGTGCGACCACTATAAGTATTGGCCGCAGTACGGGTCATAATCCCCGCGGTAGAAAAATCCCCATCATAAATAATGTTTGCAGTGTCTGATAGATCGGTACTGGCGGCATTATCGGATAACACACCCGCCGTGGCTTTTAAAACACCCGAAAACCCAGTTAACGTGGCACCAGCATAGGTGGGGCTGGCACTAGAGCCTATATCTTGAATGGTGTTAATTTGACCGGTGCTAAACTGTAGATTGGTGGTATTGATATCCGCACTGATGGTTTCAGTTGGAATATCATAATCAATGCCATCGCCGCCGATGAGTTGGTCTAGAGGGGCCCCCATAATATCTTGCAGCGTGGCATATTTTTTATTAAAAACATCGGCACTGTCTTCAATGAGTACCACATCGGCGCTGGCCGGCAAAAGCTTTTGGCTAAAGGTGGTAAAGTCAGCGGCGCTTCTTTTCAGTTGCGCATCATTGGTGAGATTATCGAGCGCTAAAACCACTCTGGCTTGGGGACCCGTCAAATCCTTGGGGTCAGCGGTGACGCCGGTGTCATTCCCTTTTATAGTATTGGCAGACATATCGTTGGCTTCAACATTCGTCACGGCATCGGCGTCTATTTGTGCCGTATTAACACTATTAAGCCCAGCGAGCGTACCGGCATCAGATAGAGTGCTGATGGTTTGGGTGCCGGTATGATTGGCGCGGTTTAACAGAAAACTGTCGCTGCTGTTTTGGGTGGCACCGTCTGCTACATTGAGTAGGGTTCTGGTTTGTGTAGTGGTTAAATCGAGCGGAGAAATACTGCCGCCAGTGTTATTGCCTTTTAAGGTATTGGCATTCATGGTAGCGAGCTTGACATTGCTGACGGTGGTATCACCGATTTGCGGCGTGCCGACTTGCCCCCCTAGATTGGGCAGAGAAAGATTAGCCTCTACCACATCAATATCAATCTCGCTATTGCCAGCATCGTCTGTGACGCTGACTTTAGAAGAGCCGGCATTGACGTTTTTAAATTGTAATGCGGCACCGACTTTTTGCTTAAATACCCCAACACCGGCAGCACCGACATTGGTTGCGGTATTCACTTCGCCTGGGGTAATCGAGGCAAAAATAGTACTTAATTTAGCTTTTTTACTGGTGCCAGACGGATCGGCTGTAAAGTCATCAACATCGACCACATGCGCGAAATCATTGGGGTCAACCACCAATAATTCGGTCTTGTCGGTTAGTTTTTCTTGTTCAGCCATAATAATTAATTAAAGGTAAAAGGGTTGGCATAGCCATCGTTAAAGCCATAGCCTGCACCATCTTGAAACAGATAATTGCCATCGACACCGATGGCAACGAATTTGTCGGGTTGCCGAACCCGCGGATTATTCACCGTCATATCATCGCCTTCGACTTTAATATGGAGTTGAGCATTTTCAGGGCTCCATTCACTCCAATGCATAAGCAGGCCTTTTTCGAGGCCGACGCCCATGCGCATTTCAGAGGCCTTATATTTAAAGCCTGAGATATCGGATATAACATTGTGCTCTCCTAAAATAGCGCGGCTGCGCCCACTAGAAGCACGCCGACCGCGTCTCATTTTTTGCGCGACTTATTCATGGCGATGGCAACCGCCTGCTTGCGCGGACGACCTTCATCCATTAATTGCTTAATATTGCTGCTCACTATTTTGCGCGAACGACCGCGGCTCAGGGGATTCTCCAGTAATTCATCCGGCAATTGATTGCCTTTCACTTGTTGTAAGGTTTGTCTCAGTCTTGCCATATCAGGCTCCTAGGTTTTCAGTTAAAAAATCAACAATGGCTTGGCCTTGTGGGTTAAAAGATTTTAGTTTTTCGGCCAATTCAACAATCTTGTCAGTCACGTTGGCGCCAGCGCCATTGCAGCAAGCGCAACTATAATTAACTAAAAACTCGACCATATCCTGCTTGCCGGTTTTAATGGCATTAATCAGCGGACGGCTTTCAGCGAAATAGGCATCATTGAGTGGGGCTCCAACCGGCAGAGAGGCCATTTTGGTGGTAATTACATTATTATTACTGTTGGCACAACAGCCATGATTTAAGACCGTTTCTAATTCGGCGCAATCACATTCATGGGCCACATAAGCGCCGATCACATGCGCCACAGCGCTGGTGACGGTGCCATCGGCCATGCGGAAGATAAAATCTTCATGACTTAAATCGGGGGTATGGCTATCCAACAAATCCATCAATGTGCTGAAATCTTTGCTTTGTGCTGCATGAATCAACTGTAATCTGAGCGTAAGGTTATCCATCGTTAAGCCCCTTGGGCCACAGTAAAAACGGTTAAAGAAGCGTTATCAATGTCGATTGAAGCGCTGCCCGACAAATTTTCTACTCGAATCTGCAATAAATCACCTTTTGTAATAGAGTCAACGATACTGACAATGGCAGAGTTTTGTTTATTGGTTAATGTTGAAAGTGCTGCGACGCCAATTTGGGAAAAGGCAGCGGGTGGGGTTGATTTATAAACGGTAAATTCAATATCATCCCCCGGATTACCACTAGTGGCGACAAATACAAAATTAGAATCAATATTGGCACGCACATCAAGACCATCATATCTAAAAGTGCCTGCGGGCTGGCCGGGTGGGTCGAAGGTAAATTGATCATCACTGGTCGTCACCCAACTGGTAACCGGTGTTGGGGTGTTAAGGGTTAAAACAATGGGTTCAGTGACCGTAATTTCACACACCAAAATCTGTGCGGTATCGGATTGATTGGTGTTACTGCGCACAATCATCCGCGGTTCATTTTCTTTGAGGCTGCCACTATCATATTTACCGGTACCAGTCGCAACAAACACCACATTATCGACATCGAATACCGAGCCTGAGGCATTAAAAATAGCGCGGCCTTTATTGTATTCTTCGTAGCTCTTGGCGATTTGAACGGCACTCCCATCGGATAGGGTGTGGGGTGCAGACGTTGTCACCGTGATGCTATTAAAATTCCAGGTACCGGTCGCATCATCCGCAACAAAAGCCGTTGCAATATCATAGACCGAGCCGGAGGCAGCAGAAATCACAAAGGTACCATTATAATTAGTCGTGCCACTGAGGGTGACTGTTCTACCATCGGATAAACCATGAGCAGATGAGCTGGTGACCGTTGTGCCGCCTGAGCCATTATCGGCAAACGCCGTAATACTGCCCGTTGAACTGTTATCGGCAACCGAGCTGATATCGCCTTGCAGGCCCGGGTCAAAGAAGTCACCACCATTAGCATTATCAAAAATATTATCTGTAATAATAACGGATGAAGTGTCACCCACTTCTGGGCTAACAGAGAGAAAAGAACTGCCAGACAAAGGGGTACTATTTATTTCTTTTATTACCGAGCGAGCAATGTTTTTACCAACCGATATAATGGGCCCTGTCAAAGCAGTGCTTGGCCCATAAGAACCTCCTACGTAAGAAAATGAGGGCGTTTCAGAAACTGATAAAGGGACCGTATAGGCTGTTTCAAATCCGAGGGACGCCCCAGCAAGTGCTATAAAAGCAAACTGATTGGAAATGGAGCCATAGCCAGCCCCCCCCCAAGAAAGAAAAGTTATCGGCAAAAAAAGAAAAGCCCCCCGCATAATCAAAGGCGGTTCCCCCTAGACTGACGAGCAAGAAGTTTAATTGTATGTAACCCAATGGTGGTGTGGTTATACTAGCCCTAACAAAACCACCCCCCCCTACATATACCACTGGATTAGCTAATTTGTCACCTCGAATAAGTGCGCCTACGCCGGGCCCTAATTTGACAGGAAATACTATAATTAAAACACCACCGGTAATGGGATCATCAACAAACTCATACGTGCCCGTGGTTAATAGATGCTCTCCCCCCACCAGTGCAGGTAACTTACTTTCATTATCAATTAAGGTGTAATTGGCAATGGCAGCGGATATAGAGGCGGTCGTCGTATCAGGCGATGGTTGAATCTTCCAATCAGTGCCATCGAATTTAAAAGAAACGCCACCACCATTAGTGACAATAGCCGTGGATGCGGCACCATCAATTAATGAACCGCTTTGAGTGGTAATGGTAATATTGCTGGTAAACGCACCGATGGATTCATCGGTAATAGTAATAATTCTGTCCAACACTTCATCGGCACTGCCTAAGGTAGCGGTGCGGGGAGCAGAGGTGTCGGTGATGGCCCACGCCGAGGTGGTGCCATTGGTGGTAAAGTCACCGGCGACTCTTGTTGTTACAATGGCAAACGGATTTTTAACGATAAGCGGAATATCTCCGGCATCGGTAAATGAAACCCGTTTACCAATAGAGGCAATCGCCATCGTTAGTTACCGCCTTGTTTAGCTGTAAACTTAGCTGTTCCTGCATTAAATGAGTTAAATATAAGCCGCACCGCACATACGGGCACCACGACATTGCCTGATTCTGAGACCGTTAAACTGATGAGATTTGAGGTATCAAACCAGAAAGGCGCGCCATTGGTTTGCACATCATCAACCGTAAATTGAACGGTATAATTCACGGTGGCACCGGCAGACAATTCAACCGATAGACTCATGGCAAAATTATGTTCGCGCCAATTGACCGGTAAAATAGGGCTGGTGGTTTGTTCTGCACTACCGACTTCAACGGCAGAGGCAACCGCCGCATCGACGGTAATTTGCGTCACGGTTGTAAAATAAACACTGGTTTGCACGGTAGTGGCATTCGGCCCTAGAATGGTTTCATTAACGGCATTGCCATTTTCATCGGTACCAATAATCAAAAAATTAACCGTTGAGATATTACCGGCGGAAAACAGCGTGACTTGCTGTGCTGCGGCGAGGGTTGCAACACCCGCGGTAACAAACGTACCATCCAGCGTTAAATCGCCTGCACCACCGGTGGTTTGAGATAAAGCAATACCATCTTGGTCAACGACAGGCGCGACCGTTACAACGATAGGACGCATATGCGCCTCCTGTTATTCAGCGGTTACAATATAAAAGACGACTTCAGCGACAAGCTCTAAAAAATCAGCAGAGCCCAAGGCATAGGTAATCGTGGCACCCCCTAAATCGACGGGAAAGGTGCTTTCACCGGCACCGCCTGTTTTGGAGACAAGGCCCGTAGCCGATACATCCGCGCCATCAATCAGGGTATCGGCATTACCGACCACGCCAATATCAATGGTTTTAGTGGTACCCGTCACTTCTGCAGTAAGAACCCTCACTACGACACTGAGTTCAATCGCATTGGCGGGCAACGTCAGCGTAGTACTTTGCTCGGCACCACTGGCAACGACCGGTAGTTTTACTACAAGTCCTTGCAGAGAAGCGTCTGTTTGGGTGGTTTGAGAAGGTCGACCGGTTAAGCCGACTTTAGTAAATCGTGTTGGGTTTGCCATAATAAATCCTTAACGTTTTTAAAAAACGGCCTCAGAGGGACTAAGGCCGTTAAGGGATGCGAGTTTTATGCGCCTTCTGTGCCGAATACACCGCGGAAATCAGACCAACCAAAGGTTTCACGCTGTGATGCTTTGAAGCGCATATTAGAGGTGCCAAAATCATTATCTTCTTGGAATTTAACGCCGCGTCTTAACATATGCTTTAAACCATCATCAACATCGGTCATCAAAAACCAAGCGGTGTCAGATGTCAGATAGTTGTTGACAAAAAAGCCTTCGGGCAACATGCCCATACTGCGAATGGCATTTAAGTCATTATTAGCAGTGCCACTTTGTAATACCGAAGCGGTAATACGTTGCGCTTCAAAAGATAAAGCAGGGGGGGCAATCATGCGCGTTGCCGTCGCAGCAACCGGGTTGCCGCGGGTATCTTTTAATTCTTGGACTTGAATTAATAGTCTTTCCAGGCTGGCTTCTGATAAAGAGGCAGCAATCGCCAGTTTATTAGAAACCGAGGTGTTATCATCCGGTCCTCTGCGGTGGTCGGTGGCCAATAAAGATTTACCATCGCCATCTTGCATCACAAAAGCAGAATTAAAGGCACGATTTAATACATTAGCGCCTTCAATTTCAGACGATTGACGTAATGAAAAAGCCAATTTACGCGCACCATCTGAAAATAAACCCCATTTATTATCTTCCATGTTTTCTTCACTGACCTGATAGGCGAGCGCAAAAGTATCAATCGGATATTTAGGGGTAATGCCTTGTTGTTGTGAATCGTTAACCACGCCATCGGATTCATCTTTTATCGGTGCGGGACCAAAACTGCCCCATTGCACGTCGACTTCAAATGAATGGGATGCCATGTGTGGCGCACCATAGATTTTAGAAAATTGTTGTGGATGTTCGTTATATGCATCACTGAAAATAGCATTAACGTCTTCTCTTAATAATCGCGGATTATTACCGCGGGTAATTACGCCTCCTGCAGCCATGATTACACTCCTGTTGTAGATTTAATACTGGACTCATTGAGGCGCACAAAAACCGTGCCCGCTGCTCCAACCACACCATCTTTAAGACCGACGACGCGAACCTGCTCAGTAGAGCCGGTAAAGGTGCCTGCATTAATGGTCATATTGGAATCAACAAGAGAGCCTGTTTGAGTCGCGGCGGTCGCAGCAACGGCGGCATTTTGCCCCACATTAGTGGTGGCAATTGAGCCATTACTTAAGATGCCTTCATACAGCGTATCGGGATCGATAGAAACCTTAACCGTTCCGCCAATAGTGGCGGGTAAGCCGCGCTGTTCTAAGTTGGAAATATTAGGATCGACCGAAACAATCGCACCTAACGTAAGATTGCCGGTGCCAGATGAGATGGCATCGACTTGCGATTTGCCGGTCGTGGAATCCGCATCGCCGATTTCAACCACGAAATCACCGGGTGCGAGTAAGGTTGCATGGGATGCTGCAACGGCATATGTTCTGACTTTGCCGGTATACGGGTTGCCAGAAATGTCTTGGACGGGTTTAAAGCCTCCAGTCATGGGAACACTCCTACACTGATTGTTAGAAAAATAAACCTAACAAATCAGTCAAAAGTGTTTGCCACTTTAGGGGCCTGATTTGGGATGGTTACATGGTTATGTGACCATCACAACGACAGATAGCTTGCTGAACTGGGACACTTCTCCCAGTGTGCTAGCTGCCGGTTGGTGAGAAAGGAGGAGTATTTATTAATACGCCACACTTATTACTCACGATACAACAATACTATTGTCGATAAGTTACCTTATGTTATACAATGCGTCAAGCATTTTTTTTAAAAACAAATTTAAAGGGAGCGGGGTCGATATTGTCCAGCGCCCAGCGTTTCTTTTTTTCTTTTTAAATCGATGCATTTATCCTGTTGCAGGGCGAAATCCTCCAAGTAATGGCTTTCATCCACCATCATCAGATACTGCATACGGTTTAAGGCAGTCATATCGACACTTTTATTGGCCACCATACGCACTCGCGTGCCGTTTTTATCTTTGACGAACTCGTACCAGGCATTGATTTTATCTTGAATGTCTTGCTCTAGCACCCAGCAATAGCGCTTATCGGGCAGCTGCTCTATGCCATCAGGAAAGCGCGTTTTATCCTGCCGGGTAGCCGGAATTCGCTTGGCGGGCCGAATATATTCGCGTTCGACAAAGGCCTCCTTATTGGTTTTTGGTCTGCCGGGTCCTTTTTTGTCCGTCGGTGTCGAGGAGGGCTTAGTGTCTGAAGAGGGATTGTTTGTCATAAAATGTCCTTATTTTCTATTTCTCGCATCATTAACTACTTTAAAAAAGGCTTTTTCATTACCGGCATAACGTGGTTGGTCTTTTGCCACTTCATTCCAATAGGCTTTTTCGTCATCATATAAATCAGCAAAGCTTTTGGCTTTTTTGTCGCGTGATTTAGCGACGGGGGCTCTAGATTCTGTCATATTGGGCATCGTCCGTTTGGGGTTTTCAGGTTTTGGGTTGCCATACAGCGTGCCCAGCTTATTATCTAGCAGCTCTAATTGTTTATTGCGATTCATATGGGGATTGCTGTGCTCAATATCATTTAATAAGACATCGGCCACTCGGGCTTTTGATACATCATAACTTGCGTGGCCATTAGATACCCACGGATTGCGACTGACCCAGGTCTGTATTTCAGGTTCCGGCGTCGGTGTAGCCGGTGCCGACTGCATCTGTGTCGCTTGTTGATTGATTTCATCAATCTGGGCCTGATGCGCCTTAAAGCTTTCTGCATCGCCTTCTTCCACCGCGGCCAATCTTTTAGACTCGAGTTGTTTTTTTGTTTGATCCAAATTAAATTGATGCAGTTTATTGTTTTCCTCTAAGCGGCGCTCAAAGTCTTTGCTTGATTTTTGCTGGACACTGTTCAGTTCATTGACCCGGTTTTTTAGTGACTCAAATCTAAGAAAAGCGCCGGGTGATAACCAATTTTCCGGATTACCCTCGTGATCGTCTTTCTCCTTCCAGCCCATGGCTGTCGCTTTCTGACGCGTTTCACTGATGTCTGTTTCTGCTGGAGGCGCCTCTACGGCCCCCTCTGCTTCTTCTACTTCTTCTACGTTGTCTGCTTCATTGGTTTGTTCGCTCATACCACCACCATAATATCTTTGTCAATAATAATAAGGAATTCTTCTGATTCATCGCTTAAGGGGGTTTGGCCATAGGAGCGACAGAATTCAATTTTATCGCCCACCTGGACCCCCCAATCTTCTGGGCCATGGCATTCGGTGCCCTCGACATAACCATGAAACGCTTTAGGACCAAATTCAACCACCGTTGCAACGCATTGTCTGGCGCGTTCATTGCTGATGGTTTGAGAGGGCAGCACAATGCCGCCAGCGGTTTTTTCTTCAATGTGTTCCTTTTTGACCAACACATAATGGCCACAGACTTTTTTTATCGGATTGTTATCCATTGCCTTCCTCAGATTGTTTTTTTTGAAACTCGAGATTGTCGAGCCATAATTGAATTTGCAGCGCGCCCTCTATCAAGCCTTCGGCTTGAGCACACTTGAGTGCAATTTGCTCCATGCTTTGGCCATCACGACACCGGGGGACACGACGCATCTCCACCACTGACTCGGCAATGCTGTTTAAAATATACTGAGTAACGGGGTGATGTTTCCATCCGTCTAGTTGGTCAGAGGTTAGCTCCATTTACACTCCTTGATTGTTTTGAAAGGGTTGATTGATTTGTTGCTGCAAATCCAATGCTTGTTGGTCTAAATTAAACGCGGTGGTGTATTGGTCGCTTAAGTTTTTGGTTTGTTCGGTTTCGGCTTCTTCTAGCGCTTTAACCGTTTGCGCTTGGTTTTTAGCCACCTCTGCTTCTGTTTTAGCGTCTTCATTTTCTTGAGTACGCTCGGCATGGTCGATGGTCATTTCTTTCAACAATTCCTGCTCTTGCAGTTGTTGTTGTTGAGACGCTTGCTGCTGTTGTTGTTGTTCTTCAGTAGGCTTTGGAAAGATGTCTTCAATGTTTTGGGTGCCAATCGCTTTAAGGAAATTTTCCACGATGGGCTTGGGGTTGCCGCCGACGGCCGATACGGCTTGTAAGCTGTTCATTTCCACCTGCGCCAATTGTAAGCGCTGTATTTTGCTGGACGCTTCGGGGTTGGCCACCGGCACAATATCAAAATCTTCGGTATTAAAATCTTCAATTGAGGCTTCAGGGTCGTCAACCACCCGTTGATATTCTGCTTCATCTAAGAATTCGCCATTTAATTGATACAGTTTTTTGAATTCCTCTGCTTCCGACCGATAAATGCGCTGAATAATGGCGCTAGAGGATTGTTGCTGCTCTTGAACTAAGGCTAGGGTGGTGGTCGCTGGGGCATTGGCGCCTATCGCCCCTTTTAAGTCGACACTGGAAGAGGTTTCACGGGCCGTTTGCAGCATCAGTTGATTGAGCTGGAATAAAGTCGGGGAGGGCTCTTTAAAGTTATAATCTCGAATACCTTGTGCCAAGTCTTGGGCGCTGAGTTGGGTTTGTTGATACATGCCGGGCTTGGTTTTTAAGTTGCCCAGCTTTTGGCGCATATCACGGGACAAAAATCCGCCCTGTAAGTTGGCTAGGTTACCGGCATTAATCAAGGCGTTTGTCGTGACATTAAGGGCCGCATTAAGGCCCCCCAACAAATGGAAGTAACCGACGTTTAAAAAGCCGCCGTCTGGCGCAGGTAAGAAGCCATATTGCGTAATGCTATTTTGTGGTGTGATTTTAATGATTTCACGCTGGCCATCGGTCTTGGGTAAGGCACCATCGGGCTGAATCAAATCGGCTAATACGGCCGAGCGTTGGTTCTTTTCGTCCTTCAGTAAAATATCTTTCGGGCCAAATCGCGGCACAATGCGCACCACTTGCTGTGAGCTTTTATGGACTGTGATGATATAAGGCTCTTCATAGCCATCTTCATCTAAATCAGCAAAAGTGTGCTGCTCAATAAAGGTATCAATTTTATCGTCTTCGGTTTGGTCGGGTACGCTCTCATCACTACCGGAGGCGTGTTGCAGATTAATATCAAGCCATAAACCGCCGCGTTGACGCTCAATCACTTCATTATGGGAAAACTCCATTTTTTGGCTAAAGCGGCGTGCTCGCTCAAGGCTGGTAATATCATTATTAATCACAAAGCTTGGGTAGGTAATCAGCTCAGAGACATTGCGCTGTAATTCTCTGCTAAAAAAGGTTTTCTTAAAGGAAGCCCCAATGGGGGCCAAATCATAAATCAATTTGTTTTGCTCTTTAACCCACTCGGTCATTTGTTGGGTAAGCTGCCAATTCATATAGGTAGCAACGCGCTCACTGCGCTCGGCTTTTTGTTGGGTGGGGTCATTTCCCACCACCCGTGTTTTCATGAAATCAGGTCCGCGCAGCAATTCAGCGCTGGCTAAATCACCAAACCTAAGTTGTGCATCAATAATAACCGGCGATTTAAAGTTGGCGGCATTATCCCACGGTTCTGATTTGGGTTGGGTTTCCGGCTTAATCAGGTCTAAGCCTTTTTCGATAATGTCGACCCACTCACTCATAGAGCCTTCATCGGTATCAAAGCCATTCATCACGTCACGACCGACTTTCATCAGGGTGTCGTCATCGAGCTGCTCGGCGATATTAATGGGGTCCTCTAGAAAGCCCATGAGGACTTCTACGGCTTTGGGGTTGGTGTTTTCTAGTTCATTTGGCATTTTCACTATCCTTTATTATTTCTATTTAACCCGATGCTCACAAAAACCGGTCATAAATATTGTTATAAACAGCCAAAGAGGGCCACCAATCAATCCCATCAACCAAAAGAAACCGACATCTTGGCGAGACAATTCTCCATACTCACCCAAGTGGTGTTCTATCAGCATGCCAACCGTAAGAACGGCACAAAAAAGATGAAAAATGAGGTAGGCTATTAAGTAAATCAATACCAATTCTCCTTAACGGTTTCAGGCTCATACTGCTCATGCGTTGGCTGTGTTTCTGCATAACGCAACATCATCATGGCGTAGCGTGTAGCACACAGTAGGTCATCTTTCAGTTTGACGATTTGCGGCGTGGCATCGCGGGTTTTCTTATTGCGCTTACGGTGATAGAGTCGTTTTTCTTCAAACCATTCATTTAAATGGGTCGCCACTTTAAGGCGCCCGCTTTTCATGCGTTCCAGCAGGGCGAATACACCCGCCTCTACGCCATTACTGCCATCGTCAAAAGTAGCTTTATCCTGCAGCATAAAAACGCCTTGTTGCCGATACAGCTCACACAATTGTTGACCGCTGCCTTTATCGTGCTGCAAACCATCATGGGGCCATGCCACCGGTGCCCAGCTATCGGCCCTGGGTCGAATCACACCCGATACATCGGCGGGTGTTACTTGTGATTGACGCCAACAGTCATACACATGCATCACATCATTTTCTGGGTCGTAGGCAATCCACACCAAGGCCGTGGGATGGTCCCACCCGATATCAATGCCGATAATGCGCGGCCAGAATTTAGGGATGTGGGCCAGCGGCTCTTCGGTAAAAACGGCATCATCAACCGGGAAAACAAGTCCCTCACCGCGCAACGGAATGCCTTTGCTGCGCATATCCCGCTGATAAGCCGGATAAGACGCTAATATTTCTGTTTTGGTTTCTTCATCCAGATGGGGTGCATCATCCCAGGTGGCATTTTGTAAATATTGGCCACGTTGCAAGTGGTCAGAAAATTGCTCCACCAGTTCCGTATTACCATTTTCAGGCGTAAAGCTTAAAACAATCTGACCGCCAACTCCTTGATTGCCCATCATCAGGCGCGTTAATACTTGGGGCCAAATCTCATCATCTTCTGGCTCTTCATCGATTAACGCAAAATCAATCGAGGTGCCCATAAGAACGTGCTGTCCTTGTGAATAGCTTTTAAAGGATAGGTTAGAATAACTGCCACAAATATGCTGAATGCGCACATCTTTTGCCAGTCGGGGCGTCATAGAGCGCACCACATCGTGCACCAAATTGACGGGTAAAATGCCGCCGCCGCTAAAACCTTCATTAGATAGGGTGCCGAGCATTTCTTTCTGTAGTACATCCCGAATCTGTTCACCAGAAACCCCTAAGGCCCAAGCATTAATCGGGAAGGCGAATCGAATGCCGGGCCACCAATCGGGGTAAATGCCTGTCAGATGACAGACTAACTCAAAGCAAGAAGACAAGGTTTTGCCCACCCGGTTAGCTGCCATTAGCATGCGTTGCTTATGAGTGTGGCCTGCAGCGTAAAACTGCTTTTGCCACTCGTAGGGCTTAAAATGAAAAAATTTGTTTTGCTCTACACGCCTGTGCTTTTCGTCTAATAACTCAATCAGTTGTATTTTCTGGTGTCGTTGCACTGATAAGTGCCTTTAATCGCATATCAAGCTGCTCATCGCTCATTTGATGAATACCGATATCGCCTTGATGCTCTATTTCTTGCTTATCGCGCCAGCCAAATCGGTTTTTCATATTCATATACCAACCGGTATAGCTAAAATCCTTATTAGTCAGGGAGACACGGCCACTTCTTTCCCAGTAAGCGTGTGATAACAATCGGCCTATCTTTATGGTTTTCGAAAATTCAGGCTCTTCCTCAAGCCATCTATCAAATAAATCATTGGAAAAGCTGCCGCGCATTTTATAGATTTCAGCTTTAATCTCGACATCTGAGGCACCTTGCTCATACAGCGCTAATATTTTAGCTGGCCAATCATCAGATAATTCAGAGAGTAAAGCCTTAGGGCGACCAACGGATTGTGCTTGGGCCATAAGGGGAGGGGGAGGGTTATTTTCATTGGCATGCAAAAAGCCAAATTCTAAACCAATTTAAACCCTACAGTGCGGAATGTCAAGCAAAAACACGACCTAAAATAAACATGCGCCCCATTTTGATGTGGGTAAAGTAATCGGTCTTATTGGTTTTCAGTTTCTTGCAGGCTTTTTCGGTAGGGGATTGTTTCACAAAGCGATAATAAATGGCATTGGCTGCTTTTTTGTTCACCGACTTTAAATGGGTATAGGCTTTCTCAATATGGCACATCTCATCATTTGATACATAGCTCGGTTTAAATTCCCCCAAAGGACAATGATAGTCTAAAGCGGCGGTACTTTTATCGGTTCTGCGCCACTGTCCCCAGTCATCTAGCGGTAGATTAACAGATTGCATAGTCATAACACCTCCTGATTAACAATAGTATAATAAAGCCTCTCTGATTGAGGCCTTGTGGGGCAGCCTTCATATGAAAGCACTCTTTTTCTTTCGGGACAAATTCGGTGATGGGCTACCAATTTATCTCGGGTGATAAAGGTTTTAGCGCAGTCTCTACAGCTATATTCATGTTTTTTGCAGGCTGTGGCTGCCAATGTCATAGCGTTGATAAATTTAGCGCTCATACAGCTTATAAAGCATGCGATATAAAACAAACAGAGCATCGGTAACACGCCTATCTAAGTAGGTTGATTGTTCACAGTTGAGTGATACACCCTGGTTATTGGATTTAAAGCTTAAGTGTAGGCGGTCTTTTGATTGCCTGACATCATACACCTTTATTTCTCGCGAGAGGTTGTCACCAAAAATCACCTCTGCATTAAAAAGCGCCGCTTTGGTTTCACGGTCAATGATAAGGGGAAATACCCGAGTTAAATCCTCTTTGGTTATATATTCCAAATGCTGCCAAGAACCGTCATTATTGCCAATTTCTTTATTAAAGTCATCGCACATTTTATCCGGATGGGCGCAATTATATTTATTAGAAAAATAAAGGAGCGTGCCGACAATAGTTGCTGCAAACAAAATCAGACAATAAAAATTAACAAAAAAAGCCTCCATCAACCCCTCCTCAAAATAACATCAGAAATATCGTCTGATGCACTGTGTTGTGACTTTTCATCAGGATGCAGGCCATCGATAATCATTTTTGTTTTATTGTTCCACACCGTGAGATAAGCAATCCCTGGCAGGGTGTTAAAGGCGCCGTCATAAGCACTTCTCAATGAGTGGTAACCCGCTTCATCAATAATGTACTTAAAGCCAAAAATGCGTGCACTGATGTCTAAATCAAGGGTGTGCCACTCTGGGTAGTTTAAAACAATAACCTTGATGCCTTCCTTCTGGGCCTGTAGTACCACCTGTTTTTTATTGTCTATTAAGCGCTGAATACCTGATTTATCACAAGGAGTGGAATGCAAACAATCATTGGTTAACCCAATCACTAGATAGTCCAGTCGAGAGCTTTTATCCCAGGCCCAATAGGTCATTTTCTTAAGCTTGAGATATTGGGCGTCCATTCCCAGCCAACCCGTATTAGGCACATCGTAAGAATAAGCGCCCGCTTGTGCAGTATGACGAATCTTAAAGCCCATTTTAGTTAAGTCGTGATTATTCTTTAGTGCATCCGTCAAACTGGTATAGCTGCAGCCGGCTAAACCCATGCCGTTGAAGGGGGTATCAAGCGGTATTTCACAGGACTCAAAGCTGGCACCTATCACGCCAATTACTCTGTCTTGCGGCCATTGTGGCTCTTGGCCATACAGGCCACAAAACGCCAAAATCAGCACAAATAATGCCACTGAGACAATCATAGCCGTCACCCAGATATGATGGTTTTGACGCAGTTTACGTACCGTTCTGGGCAGCCAATTTTGTCGGTAAGCGGTATAAATCACGCGACTTCCTGGTTCATCTTGTCTGATTGGATAAAATAGACTTCAGGGATTAACTCTTGCAATTGATGTACTTTAACCCACAACAGAAAAGAAGAGGGATGGATATCCCGCCACGAGTCAAAGCCAAATTGTTTTTTAACCACCCCTCTAGCCCATTGAAATTGATGCTTTTGAATAAGGCGTGTTTTGGATTCAATGTCCATCGTTACGCCTACTTTTGTTACATGATGGCAGTCATAGCACAGCGGCCAACCGAAATATTGTTGATTTTTATAAGCGGTGCCGGCGTTTTTTGCGGTATTGACATGGTCATATTCGCTGCGCATTTCGCCTTTGATCATATCCCAGCCGCCCTGATGGTCTTTATTGATGGCGCAAGGCTGCAAGCGACACCACTCAATATAAGTTCTCTCACAGGCTACCGCCTTTAACACCTTGAGCTGACACCAGAAGCCGGATTCATCGATGATTTGAGCAAAGTGGCCATAGTGCGGGGTATTGTCTTCTATAAATTTTTTTCGTTGGTGTGTTTGGGCCGCTTCTCGCTCAATAATCGTTAGAGCGCCAAATTTACCGGGCACACCACCCAACCATTTGGCCGCTGACACTGCGTCGGACGGCTCAAAAAGAATGGGCACACAATAGCTACCGTCCTTAAAGTACTTGCCGCCACTATGGGTAGTGAAGGGGAGGTAATTTTGGTCTTTATCCATCACGCCGCCTCACACAGTCTGTGTGGTGTTTTTTTTAACTTGGCTAAATACCCTTCTGCCACTCCGGTGCTTGCCTCAACAGGATTGGGTTTCTTGAATGCTTGGTAGGCCGGTAAATCAGGTTTTTGTGCAGCTTTTTGGGTTTGTTTTTTCTTACGCATATAATCATCAACACAGCCGGCGAAGAAGTGCGGCACTGAAATGGAGGCCTCTGGAATGGTTTCTAATTTTAGATTAATGGCTTCGACGACATCGGATTTTTTATAGCCCTTATCCATCCATGATTTCATCATATTGATTGATTTAAGGCTTGAAGCTTGGTGTGGACTAAAGTGCATTTCATTGACAAAGTATTCACGCCATTTATTCCAAAATTTTGGCACCCCGTCTTTTTCTATTTTTGGGTTATCTCGATTATTATTTTTAGATGTATCCGGAAAATCTTTTCCAGCATGCGCGTACTTAGTCTTTGTTTTATTAGTATTTGTTATTAGAGGAATCTCATCGCCTTTTTCGGTATGAGGTGTTAAATCAACAGGATAAGCCTTATCGCCCTTTTCGGTATGTGGTTCTAAATCAATGGCTTGCATGCCATCTAACATAGTAGGAGCCTCATGCCTATTTCCGGCATAAGGGGTGGGTGAGTTATCCACAGGGCCACTAACACATGGCTCGCCAAATATATGCCAGTCAACGGTACCATTCATACTTCTTTTTTTCTTCACATAGCCTGCTTTTTCGAGATTTTGTAAAATAGCATAAATGCCTTTAATGCCGGTTTTTTTCGTTTTAGCCAACACTTCTGGCATAACTGTCCAGTTATCCTTATGGCTAAGCAAGTAAATCAATAACCCCATATCTTTCCAGTCCAACAACTCATCGTAGATAAGCGAATTATAAATCTTGGTATATGGTTCCTCTTTTTTTCTTTTTCCTCTAATAATCATGCTTCCCCCTCACATAAATTGATAAAGTGCTCTGTGATTTACTTCATACTGATTGGCACGAGGCGGCGCCCTATAAACCGTGATAACGCACTTGTGCTCCCAGAATTTAATGGCCTCTCTTATTTTGTGTTGGGGCAGATGAGTTAAATCATGAAGCTGACTCATGGAAACCGGGAGGCTTTTGCGGGTTAAGCAATATTGCCTAAGTTTTTTTAGTACCAAGACATACTCAGTATCGATATCCTGTTTCTCAAAAATCATATCGATTTGTTTGTCGGTGATTGTTGAATGCTGGTATTGTGGATCAAATGGATCGGGTTCTTGCTTTTCTTCACTCGATTTTTTTAAGCCCAGCACATAGTGACTTAATGGGTTATCGGGATGGGGTTGTTGATGACGCTTGATGAGATTTTTAATCCCAATTGATAATCCCACAACGCTTAATAAAACGGTTATAAAAGCAAATATTCCCCCCACATCTCCTCCTAAAAATTAATAAAAAACAACAGCTTCACATTCCTTGTTCATGTTTGACCGTATACTTTTTGTATACAGGTTCTTTTTGTGGTACAGTGTTATCTAACAGGTCGGTAACTTCATAAGTATATGTTTTGCCATTAATTTTTAGGGATATAAAGGGAGATTTCTGACAATAGCAATAAAGTTTTAATAACATATTCGATGGGATTTTATTGCTATTAATCCATTGATATATATAAGCTATTGTCACATTAAAGAAGTGTGAGGAAGTTTTAGGACCACCCAAGGATTCAATTATTTCTTTAACACTCTCCATTTTGATACCGTTTTTGTTTAATTTTATACAAAAAATATAAACTGTCAATAAAATGTGTAATGATTGATAAAATAATTTCTAAAAATATAACTATTGCGCTTGCCAATATGGATGTTGCAAAAATGGCATCTGATATGGAAATATCTAAAGCAGTGGTGTATAAATGGAAGAAGGAGGGGGTTTCATCTTTTAAGACACTAGAAAAAATTGCACAGTATTGCGACATAGACACCACATGGTTCATTGCCCCACACGATAAAAACGAAATGCAAATAATGCCACACCAGCAAGATAAAAACGAAACCCCAAAAGAATTATAGACATTGACGCCATCTCGATGATGTTTTTCAAAGGTTTTGGTTTTTCCATTGTTATTACCATCACCACTCGATTGAAAGTCTTTTTGTTGTTGTGCTTGCGCTATGTTTTTTATCATGTCCGCCAAAGTTTCGTGCATTTCGTTTAAGTTGTCATTCATT